CCATCTACGACTTTCACCACATCGGACATATAGTTTTCAAAGTTTGCGGCTTCCTTGGTGCAGTCTGTAATGACCTTTACCGCTCCAACCCCAAGGGTTGTCATGGCGGCAAGGCCAGCCGTACCAATTTTGCTTAATCCTTTGGAAAACCCGCTGATTTGGTTTTGTGTGCCGGTCAGTGCGGAAAGCAGGCTTTTGTCGATCTTACCGGCAATCTTAATGCTTAACTCTAATGTTTTGTTCTTTGCCATTCCTCCGCCACCTCGTTATTTAGCTCAATGAACTGACAAACAGGCAGCTTCAAGTAAAAGTCCACGCCTGTATTGGTTGCTTGCGCCAGGCGTATTGCGGCTTTTCTAAGGGCCTTTGCTCCGCCCTTTACTCGAAAAAACCTGCATCATTCACCGAATTTTTCAGCTTGATAACCTCGTACAGAGGCAGGCCGGTAAAGAACTCCTCCGGCAGCCCCGTTGCCATGCTTGCGATCACGCAGGCGTACAGGTAGTTGGTGCTGTTCTCCGTCACCACGAAGCCAGCCCTTGCGATTCTGTTTTCCGCCTCGCTTTCATGCAGGCTGTTCAGGTCTGCAACGCCGTTCAGGTCGATGCTCTCATACCCCTTGCCCTTGTAGGTGTAGGGCTTTTCCAGGGGCATAACATGGTCTACCGTTTCGCCGTCTGCGTTCACATAGTTGCGCACGGCTACCAGCACGCGCTTCATAGCGCCGCGGGGCATCAGCTTGAAGAACTCAATGGGCAGGCCGGATGCCTTGGCCGCAATGTTCCGTGCAAAGGCCGTGGTGGTTTCGCACAGGATGCTTGCCGCCACTTCCTGTTCTCCGAAAAGCTGGCGCTGGGTGTCGATAGCATCCTGAATCGTCAGCTTGTCCAGGTCGGTCAGGTCGATCTCCTGGTATTCCTTGTCCTCAAACACATAAGGCTTTGCGAATGTCACAATGATCCTCTGCCGGGTCTGCTGATCGGCTGCGTTCTCATTGCCTGCGGTGTTGTTCTTCTGTTCCTCGATGTTTTCTGCAACGGCTTCTGCCGCAATGTTCTTTACTTCTGCCATGATAAAAAGCTCCTTTCAGTGTGTCAGTGTTTCAGTGATGGTAAAAAATCGCAGGCCACCCAATCGGATGGCCTGCGAAACTTCTTTGCGCGGATTAAGTCAGGTTCTTAATGGCCGCCAGCATATCCTTGCCGTTGATCTTGTAAACGCCGTTGAGCTTGTCGATCTCCACAAGCTGCTTGCCGTCTACCTCGACCATCAGGTAGGTAAGCTCCAGGGTAACGGTGGCTTCCATGCCCTCGCCCTTTTCCACCTTGCCGGGGTTAAACTTCTTGACCCGGCCCATTTCCACGACCCGCAGGCCCTTAAAGGTGTAGCCGCCGGTCTTGTCGTAGACCTGCTGCGCTGCGCGCAAGGTCAGGTTCACGGTGGACATGGGGGAAAGCATATCCACAGCGGAGGAGTACAGGGTGTTAAACTGGATCTCCTGCTCCATCGCCTCAAACTGGCCGATGTTGGGGCTGTCCACTTCGCCGTTGATGCCAGTGCCGGAAATGGTGCTGGTTTTCATGTTAATCTCGGGCAGGGTGACAGAGGAACCAACGCCGATCATTTTGTTACCGTTCAGGTAGGCGTTGAAGTCGTTGATCTTTTCGGGGATGTAGTTGTTGCTAATCATGTGCGTTTACCTCCCTTGTTAGCTCAGTGCGCCGGACAGGGCATTGGGGTCAAACTCGATAACATCCTCAATGTCCTCGGCGGGGGTAAAGGGCGTGATGTACTGATGGAAAGTCAGCTTGCCATTCAGCAGATCAGCCGTGGTGTTCTCGTCCTCGTTAAAGGTGGTTTCATACCGGGCGCAGACACCGCGGGCAACAAAGCCGTTGCCGCGCACATTCTCGCTGTCCACAATGGCCTCGATCAGCCGCTTGTTGGCGGGGCTGTCCACCTTGGAGAAGTAAGTGAGAATGAAAGTGTTGGCCGCCCAGTTCAGGAACCGGCGGACACTAAACCAGCGATCCTTGGGATCGGTAGTGCCGGGGTATGCGGCGGTGTTGTTGCCCCACAGGCGGAAGCCGTTCATGTTCAGCCAGGTAGCCACGCCGTAGCTGTTGACGATGTTGGCCTGCTCCTGATCCAGCAGGACTTCCGTGCCGTCCTCCAGGCAGGCGGCGGTGATGTTCACCGTCTTATTGCTGGGGCTGACATTGGGGGTATCGTCGTTGGCTACATCGGTGTATGCGGTCAGGGCAGCCGCCATAGCGGAGCCGCTGTAAACCACATCGCCAATCTTTGCATACAGCCATACGGCGTATGCGTTGGGATCGGACACCGCCTGGGCCTCCTTGGTTTTCTTCACATCGGCGTACTTGGTAGCGCCGGTAGCGGAGCTGTCGATGTCCACAATGCAGTTGCACTTGAACACACCGTTCAGCTCCTTGGTCTTGGCCTGCATAGCCGCCGCCACGGTGGGGTGCTTGCTGAACCGGGGAGCAATCACCAGGCCGGGGAGCATAGACAGCAGGGGGTAAATCTGCCGGAGGACTTCCATGCCGGTTTCCTTGCCGGTATCAGCATCCACACTGCCAACGATGTCGGCAGGGGTGACCTTGGAGGGGTCGAGCTTTTCACCGCTGACAGTCAGCGCGGTTGCCTTGTCGGCCTTGCCGCCGGGGATCACGACGATGTTCAGGGTGCCATCGTCATTCCAGGCGGTGGTGTAGTCCTCTCCTGCGGTCAGGGTGACTTCCTCCGCCTTAACCACCATCTTGTTCAGCAGAACGCCTGCCACCTCCAGTACGGCCTTGCCGCCGTTGATCTGAATAACGGTTTCCGCCATGTCCGCCTTGTGCTTTTCAGGATCCAGCACATTGATGAACACCATGGGGGCGACACCGACAACCTGGAAGCTGGCCGAAATGCTTTCGCAAATGGTGTAGCTTGCGAAGTCGGGGTTATAGCCCACGGCTGCCACCGCCTCGGCGTAGGTGGTGACCAGCTTGGGCTTGTTCACCGCTGCGGCGGGGTCTTTCAGCATATTTACCGGGGCAGTGCCGATTACCACCTGAAGCCCAGCCGTGCCGGAAATGGGCGCGACCATGCTTGTGGGCTGCTCACTGGCATATACGCCATGCTTGTAAAGTGCCATGTTTCGTTTTCCTCCTTACAATTCGGATTTAATCTTGTGGTACAAAATGGCTTCCGCCGTTCCGGCGGTTTCCATCTTCTTCCTGGTTTCTGCAAACCGATCAACCGCCACCAACAGGGCCTTGGCCTCCGGGTGCTGGTCAATAAATGCTTGCAGGGGTTCCGGGATGTTCCCGGCAAAAACGGTGTACTGCTTTACCACGCCCCGCACAGTGGGGCCGCAGTAAACGCAGGGCGTAGCCTTTTCCGCTGCGCCCTGTGCAGTAGCCTTGCTTTGCTTCTTGCTCATATCATTTCCTCCAGTTCTGTGTCCTGGGTCATGGCCGGAGCCGTACAATTTAGGTTGCAGGCACCGAAATAGTAGGGGTGCGTATCGTCCTGCTGCATGGCCCACACAATGGGTTTCAGCACGGTAAATACACCGCCAAAGTAAGGCCGGGTGCAAAACCGCTGTATGATGTCCTCTTTGATGTTCGCTACATCCTGGTAGCCCTCGCGGGCATCGCCCAGGTCATAGGCACAGATCACCAAAGAAAACTCCACCTTTTGCGGCGAAGCCTCGTCCTCAATCTGTCCGCCGGTCATACGGACAACAACATAGGGTGCAGCAGCGGCATCCGTGTCCACATCCGAATCGTTGTTTTCCGTGATCGGAAGATCCTGCTTGTAGATTCTAAGCTCCTTGCGGCCCTGCTGGCCGTTGTACTTCTTGCCCTTAAACAGATCCTCCAGCGCTTCGATCAAAGCATCTTGGCAAAGCTGTGGGGTTCGCCCAAGGCCCGCGGCCTGTACCGCGTTTGTATAGTCTTTCATCGCTTACTCCTTTTTGGCTTTTTCCAAAATCATTTCGATACGCCGGTCTAACTGTTCATGCAAAATTTGGACGGCATCCGGCTCCACAACGGGCCAAATCTTGTTGTGCATAGACATTCCCGATGGTGCGCCCATGGTTTGCACCATTTCGATACGCCCATCTGCTGTCCGCCACCGTGGAATATTGCTTTTTTCGCTTATGGGATTTGAGCCGTCCGATCCCCTTACTCTTTGCACCATTCCGATGTGTTCAGACTTAAACTCCAAAAGGAAACCTTTGCTTAAATTGCCTTTGCCGGTCAGCGACTTCATAGGCGATTCCTTTAGGACTTTTGCTCGCACCACTTTGGGGGCCTTGGTAAACACATCCCTGCCAGTAAATACTTCTGTTGGGGAATGTTTGAAGTAGCCAAGATCGCTTTTCATGTGCGCGATTCTCAGTTCCGCTAAAAGACTGCTATTGCTCGCTTTCCTTTTTTGCCGCAGTTCGTCCAGGTGTGCCTTGCCCTTTTCGTTTACGGCGTACCGTGCTTTGGCTTTTGCGATCATCAGCCTGCGGGTCTTTCGGGCTGTGGCGTTGATGGCGAATTTCATCGCCGCCGGTGCCTTGCTTTTCAGCTTGCCTAACCGGCGCTCCACATCCTTGATGCCCGCCACGGTGATGGTCATATTTCCGGCATTGTAGGTTACGCGGCTCATTGTCTTGTCCTCTCCATGGTGATGCGGTAAATGCCAGCTTCTTCCTCGCAGTTGATGATGCTGTATGTCCGCTGCACATCCGTACCCTTGTCCATTACCAAAGGCTTGCCGATCTTCGGCTTGGGGCCGTAGTCGGCTACCCGGATAAACAAGGTGGATCGTGCTGTGTACAGTCCAGTATCAAAATTCTGCTTGGCTCCGGCTTCCCAGTGTGCTTGCCTTTCTTTCAGGGCGACATCCTCCAAAATGACCAGGGCTTTCTTTCCGTCCACGGTTCGCCATTCTGCGTGTTCGTCCTGTTCAAAGAAAGCCAGGTCGATATCCGCTGCCACGCAGTCCTTGAAAGTGGGCGGTGTGAAAGGCTTGCCCTCCGGGCCGTAATCCTGTTTCAATTCAAAGAGTGCCATTTGTTACCTCCGCAGAAAAATTCCCCCGCCCGCGTTTGCGGGCAGGGGATGGAAATTAGCACACAGTAGCAACCAGCCAGCTATCCACCTTGTCGGGGATGGGCAGGGGGTGCGCCTGGAGTTCCAGGAAACGGCGGTCAGGATGATGCTCAACATAGGAGCGCAGCAGGCGGGCGGTTTCTGCCGTGACCCACTGCTTGCTTGCATCCTCGATGTAGGTACATGCGCCGTATGCCAGCATATAATCAGGCTGGGAGCTGATAAGCACCACAGCATTGTCGGGGATCAGGGGCTTTACGGCGGGATTGGTGGGGTCAGTCCAATCGTCGTAATACTTTTCGCCGTAGGTGTACAGATCCAGGCTGGGATCGTTCAGGTGACCCAGGTAGCGCACGCCGTTGGGCAAAGACTTGGGTTCCAGGCGGCCAATTTCAATGCGCCGGTTGTCCAGTTTCTTCTGCACATCTTCGTTCGCAAAGAACAGTGCCTTTGCCTGTCTGCCCATGATAACCATGTCAACATTGGCAAAGCCGCTGTCCTGCACCTTTTCCACCCAGTCCTCCAGGTTTTTCAGGATGGTGGCAGAGCTGCCGCCCCACTTGTAGTTGCCGGTCAGGGTGATCTTGTTGGTCAGGCCAAAGTTGATGGTTTCATTGACACCCTTGCCCACCACAGGGATGGAGCCGGTGACAATGGCCTGAACGGCCATCCACTCCTCACGGCGGGTAGTGGCATCGTCCAGCTTCTTGTACTCGTCCAGCAGCTTCTTGGCGGCCCGCTGTGCGGGGGTCATGCCGCTGTACATATCCTCACCGGGGAGGCGCTGCATCAGCTGATCGGCGGTGGTCACATCGTAAGGGTTAATCAGGGGAGGCTTGTAGCTCTCGGTCTGATAACCCTGGCTTTTCAGCACTTCACCGCCAACGCGGGGATGCACGAAAGCCGCCATGCGGCGATCACCCTTGACAAGATCAATGTCCACCCGCTCGGTGGCAAAGGTCTTGATATTGGTGAAAAAGGTATCGCGGAAGAAAGTATGGACAGGGGGTGCCTGCCGCACAACTTCCGCCAGGTATCGGGGAGTGTAGATATTCACTTCGTTAGCCATGTTTCGTTTCCTCCTTGCTTCTTACTTCAAGAAAATGCCCAGGTTACGCAGGGCAACTTCCACAGCGGCAGCGGTGGCACCATCGGGCAGCACCAGCGCATCAGCGAAGAACTCGCCGGACAGGTAAACAATGCCCTCCTCGCCGGAAGCGGCATCTTCTGCCATGATGCCGTACAGGCCTGTGGTGGTCACTGCGCCGTCCGCCACAGTGATGGCGGCCAGCTTGCCGGACGCATCCAGCACGACAGGAGCGCCGCGCTTCAAGGCGGCGGCAGTGGTCTTGACTGCCGTAGTGATCTCGGCAGGGCCAGCGATCAGGTAGTCAGGTGCAGTAGAAAAGGTCTGCTTTTCCAAATTCATGCTCATAGTCTTTCCTCCTTACTTCTTGCCGCCCACGGTCTTGAGCGCGTCCATAAAGGTGTCGGGCTTCTCGCCGCCGTTGGCTTCGTTGTTTACTCCGCCCATACCGCTGTTTGCGGCATCGTCCTTTGCGCCGGACAGATAGGCGTTGCCCTGGGTCTTAACCAGCTTCATAGCCGCCTGGGCGTAGTCGCTGGCGCTGATGGGCTTGGTGAACTTCGCCTCAGTGGTCATTTCCTCATGGCCGGGCAGGGCCATGTTTTCGATGTCCATGATGCGCTGGCGCTCGGCATCAACCGCCGCATTTACGATTTCGCTTACCAACTGGGGGTAGGCGTTCCGCAGATCTCCTGCGTTTTTGATTTCGTTTGCCACTTCTTTTACCTCCTCATGGCAATTATTATTTTCAACACATCCGGCGGCGGGGGCTGCTGCCTGGCTGTCTTGAACAAAGTTAGGGGCCTTATCAAAAGGCAGATTCATGCTGACACTGTTGACGAACAGAACGCCGCCACGATTTTCAACCGTGGGCTTTTCTTCGTCCACCAGCTCGTCCACAAA